TCATAAGAATATGCAATTGTAGATATTCCACCCATACCATATAGGTTCATTTTATCTGTAGTATATTTACCTTGTAAAAATCCACCTAACCAATCAACAGTAGTCTCGTTATGATAAGCGATAATATCACCTAACCGAACAACTTTACCATCAGATGCGTTATCATCGGCGTAATCTACATAGTAGTCTCCACCTAATAAATCACGAACCTCACGGGCGTGTTCTATACCAGCTGTTCTCCAATCAATACCAACTTGAACTTCAAGTTCATCTGTAACATCATAGTTTAATTTAGAAATCAAACCATAAGTGTTTTGTCTATTGATTGAATTACGAAGTATACCTGTTGACTTGTTTTCAGTTTCAGACCAAGCAGAGTCAATGTTTGAAGAGTTTTCAGCAATCTCTCCATTCCAATCCCATGTCCAAGGTGAACTTGAATACCAAGCATTACCTTCAACCGCAGGAAATCGTTTAACACTACCATAAGTTCCAGTACCACCACCTGAACCACCACTCCAATATGCTACTGAAGATAATCTCATATCATCATTTATTTCATAGAAATGATTCAAATTGACAAGTGGTTTATGGAAGAAGTTCTCTCTTTCATTAAGAAAGTCTGAACTATATCTGTCTGTTGTTTTAGCACCATACATATACCAATATTGTTGACCTGTGTATGAAGCATCAATTGGAGCTACATTCTGATTGAACAACCTACCAGCTTCATGCTCGAACTTCTCACCAGCTACGTAAGCGGAATCGTTATATCCATCAATACTTCCTGCTAACTCTTGAGAGTAAGTTGCTATGTTCTGTTTGTATAGGTTATGTCCATGTCTTTGTGGAGCACCAATTGCATATAACTCGAATCTATGGTCATCGTTCATCTGATAGCTTGTACCAAGATAGTACGCCCAAGCATCTGTCCAAGTTCCATCAATAAATCCATCACCAGTTTTACGTACAATAGTACCACTTACTGCTAACTTATCATTGATAAGACCAGAGTTATAATTCAAAGTAGATTTAAGGAATCCACCTTCACCTACTTCTTGTTTTACCTTACCACCTCTTTCCATTTGAGCTGGGTCGGTGATTATGTTCATTGTTCCACCAATAGAAGGCGTCGCAAGATTAACGGCTGATAGACCTCTTTGCATCTGAATGGAATTGGAAGCATCTGCTACACCATCCCAATTAGACCAATAGACCCATCCGTTCTCCATATCATTCTGGGGAACTCCATTAATCATAACGGCAACATTTCTTTGGTTGAAACCTCGAACATTGATACGAGCATCACCCGCACCACCACCTTGTTGTGTAGCGTATACTGATGGTGTCATGTTAAGAGCCATTGGAATGTCTTGTGAACCAAGACGAAGTTCCATATCCTCTTTATCTACCATAGTATAAGCAACGGGTGTGTTTTCATCAGCACGAGAAGCCAAGACTTCAAGAGCTGACATAGTAAGAACATCCTCTTCCAACATAAAATTAAGCGTTCCTACAATATCATTAACCTCAACTTGTGATGTTAATGTCGAATAACCGATATATGAAGCGGTTATGTCATATGTTCCAGGTGCACCGACATCAATAGTGTATTTACCAGTTTCATCTGTTACACCACCTTTATCAGTTCCTTCGACAACGACATTTGCTCCACCTAACGGGTCTCCTTCCTCATCATTAACAACACCAACTACTGCTTGTCCATAAATAAACATTGGTAGAAATATTGTTAACAACGATATTAGATTACGATTTTTCATTTATCGTTCTCCTTTGTTTGCATTCGTTACGAAATTGACACATTTTTCTACAGGTGTGTCGTCTGCCTGTCCGCGGGTTTGTTGTACGTGAAATTTAATTAGCATATTCTTGGTCGTCATTATCACCAGTCATCGGAACTACTTCACATACATCATTGTTACAAAATTTATCAATCTCTGCTTCTTCGTGTTTGATAACTCCAAATGATAACTTACCAAGTCTCTTAACTTGTTTATTGTATTCTTTTTCATCAATAGACTCATATGGCATTTGTGGGTAGGCACCATAATCGTGTCTTGGTAATAATGAAATTCCTTTCAAGTGATATTGAAAGTAATTTAGTACTTGCGGAATAACTGAACCCTCTGACTCTGGGTCAAATGTTACGGTACAACTTACTTGATTGTCTGCCCAATGTCTTTGTAAGAAAGCGGCTAAATGAAATTGTTCCCAAATGGATAATTCACCTACAGTTCTAATTCCCTCTCCAACATCAACTGGAACTTCTACGACCATTGTCGTATCTTCTGAACCAAACGCTGGTTCTACTTTATACTTTGCTTTTTTCAATGGTTCTAATAATTCTGAATGTTTTGATAACCTTACTCTTCTAATGTAAAAACGACTCTCAGGGTAATGTAATCCTGGAGTCGCTCCTGCTAATAGTGAAACTGTACCTGATGGTTTTACCGAAGTAGTCTTTATACTTCTTGGTACTGCAAACCAATCTGAATACATCTTATCCCATTCTTGTATTACATCATAACCATTATTTAACCAGTCTTTTAATTCATCCAATCCTTTATTAGTAATAAACTGAGCAACACCACTAACTGAACAACCAATTCTTCGGTTTCTTAACATCACACGATTAGTATCACTCCAATGAGTTTTACCAAGTGTCACAGTTTTAGCATAAAGATATGCATATTTTAGGGTACGAGCATAATCTTCAAATGAATCGTGGTTACTTGGAAATGTTTCTACCAAACAACACAACTCATATGATTCTAATGATTGTTCTAAACAAGGATTACCACCCATTACTCTGTGGTCTTTACTATCTCCACCATTCTTCATACGAGAATACTTTCTCATATTATCTAACCACGCTAAACCTGGTTCACCATTATCTACAATTCTCTTTGATACTTCAGTATAATCCATACCAAGTTCTGCAAAGATAGAATTGTTTGATGTCCAACCATATTGTTCTCTATGTTTATTTACTTTATAATTCTTTAAATCTAAATATTCTTCTGAATGTGGGTCTCCGAATACAATTTCAGCAGTTCGTCTTACGTTACCAGCTACAACACATTTACCTATAAGGTTCATAATATCAACAATTGTAGTGATTGTAATTGGTTCACCTTTATTCTTATCAAGAACTTTTCTAATTGCTTCGTGAACTTCTTCTAAAGGTTTGTGACCACTTGCCACACCACCGAATCCAGAAATTGGTTCACCTGCACCTCGTATCTTTGTATAGTCAAATTCGATTGGTGCTTGACCATGAAAATAACTTTCCAATAGTAGTCTCAATGATTCTACCCAACCCTCACGAGTATCTGGTATTTCATAAACTTGTTCATCCCTATCAGTATCTATACCTTTAACTACTATCTCTCCAGCACCTTTTGTATCAAAACCAACTCCTACACCCAACATACTTGCATCCATAAGGAAACAAAATGGTTTAGCATAATCTTCTTTGAGTGTCTTTGTAGATACAAAGGCACAATTGTTTAGGGCGGCATATAATCCCTTTTCTTCTGTGATAGGCGTACCCATCGCCCACAGACCGCGTCCAGGGGGCAAGAATTTCATTGTGAATATACGCTCATACATATCTTGAGCACTTCTTTGAGCTTGCCACGGATTCCACCCTAATTGATGTGATTCAATCCAATTCATTTGCATAGAGTAAGTTCCCTCTACGACTCTTTGTACAGTCTCCCACCATCTTTCATTTTTTCCATCTGCTTTAATTCTTGAATAGGTTCTCATATAAACTAATTCACCTAAACCATTAAAACCAAAAGGGGCTTTTCGCCTCTTATACTTATTTATAAAATTTTCAGACAACTTAAATTTCATTTTTCACCTCTTTTCGTAAACTTTCTCATTTCGTGTATACCATTGACTACTATAACTATTCGAACCCTTCCATTTTGCCATCATCAGTTTTGAAATCGTCATATTTATTTTTAGCTAATTTCCTAAGATAGTCTTCTGAACTATCCATCTTCTTCTGTTGTTGTTTTCCACCAACAGTATTAGACTCATGAATTTCTATATTACCAATATTAGTATTCATCATCATTGGATATGTCATACCATCAACTCCAAATCTATTCTTAATAACGTGACAACGAGCAGTATTGGATATTTTATCTTCCACCTTACGACTTATTGACATTACAAAATCAGATGTCATAACCTTAGAATAATCTTCAGATACTTTTGTAGCATCAATTACTTCCTCTTCAAGAGCACTTCTATTAGCTTGTGACGCTGTCCATACGGGGATATCAAACTCACCTGCTAACTCTCTAAGTCTTTCATAATTATCTCCAATAGAATGTCTCTTTTCTCTGAATGTACCAAGTGGTTTTACAATATCGGCATAATCACATACAACTAAATCTGGTTTTATACCTTGAATTAGTAATTGTTGTAAATGTGAATTTAACGTCTGAACTGTAGCAGAACGAGTAGGATAGTATTTTATATACAACTCACCTTTGAGTGTGTCTATCTTCTTCTGTACGTCATCTTTATAAAATTTGATATTAGATGTAGTTACGCCACTAAACACCGTATCGTATCTCAATCCAACATATGTCTGATTTAATTCCAAACTATAATGAACTACAGTTTTTCCTCTTTTAATAGCATTAGCTCCAAGAACTTGTAACATCCAAGTCTTACCAATACCAGCTGGAGCAACTATAACACCAAGTTCACCTGCACCAAGACCACCATCCATCACTTCATCTATAATATCCCAACCAGTAGGTGTAGTGTTTCTAACCGACTCTGATAATCTCTCTTCTAAACTTGTTAAGTATTCGTGACCTAAATCTCGTTCAGTACCAACAGACATAGACTTATCTATCAATGATTTAATACCATCATAATCTTGATTCTCTAAAAGATTTACTGACTCCAATATAGCATTCTTTAAAACTTGATTCTTACAAAACTCCAAACATTTATCTTTTACCCAATCTAAATCTGTGGCTTCTATATTTTTCCAAATCTCTCTTAAATTATCTATAACAGCTACTTGTAATGGTTCATCCTCTATATCATTTATTTCTATCTTTAAAACATCGAGTGTTGGTACTTCCTTATGTTTCAAAAAATATTTTACTATTTCACTAACTATCCAACCATTTGCATTAGAATCAAATATATCACCATTTATAATATCAGAAGATGTTTGTAAAAACTTTAAATCAGTTAAGAGAGAAGCTATTACTTTTATTTGAAATGGTGTTCCAAATCCAGTTAACTTATCTGTCATTACTTATTCCTGCGTATTTATTTAAAGTAGCAAATGTAGTCAATAACCAACTATCAACATTAGGTAACGATTGAAATAATTTATCTCTCAGAAACATTTTTGTAAAATTAAATTTAGATAATTGCTGAATTGGTTCGTCAACAATATCTTTAATCCTTAATTTAGCGTTACCACTAATATTAACATCCATCAATTGCATTAAATCATTATTTAATTGTAATTGTTCTCGATTATCTTCTGTCAACATAGACTTGACATTTTTTGTAACTTCATTGTTTTCGATGTATTTTAAAACTTCCTCTATACTAACTATCCGCTCATTTTGTAAAAGGGGTAAGCATTTTTTAATTGTTTTTAATGCAACTCCCTTGATACCAGGGATGTTATCTGATTTATCACCATCAATTATTTTATACATTAAAAAGTTATGAGATGGTATACCAAACTCTTCTTGAACTTCAACTGGTGTATATTTCTTTTTCTTGGTTGGGCTCCAAACACAAACTCTATCGTCTACCAATTGTAAAAAATCTTTATCAGTAGACATTATAGTTATTTTAGATTCCGTTAAAATCTGTTTGGTAATGTAACCAATAGCATCATCAGCTTCCATGTGGTTAGCAGATATAATAGTTAATGGTAACAATTGTAAATACTCAACCAATCTACTCATTTGAAATAACATAGATTGATGTTCATCTTCTGGTGTATTCCAATCATAAGCTCTATTCAAACGTATTTTTGTTCTACGTTTAGCTTTATAATCTGGGAATAACTTACGACGGCGGTCTGAGCCTCCTTCTCCATCAAATACTATTATGCATCTCGTGGGATTGTGCATTTTTATAGCGAAACCAATTGACTTTAGAAAACCAATTATTCCACCAACGTGAGCTCCGTCATCATTGGTAATTGGTACGACGCTGAAAACTCTTATGAAAGTATTCAGGCCATCTATTATCAATACTTTATCGTCAGGGTTATTATGTTCAATCCGACCGCCGTCGTTTTTTATTTGTTCAAGTATCGAAAGATATTTAGCATTAGTCACCTAATACCTCTTCGGTCATCTCCACATCATCAATACCCAAATCTTCTTTTGTATATTTTAAAATAACTTTATCACAAATCATACTATATACATAATCTCTAAATTCCTTGTCTTCCAAAAGTGTTGACCAATCTTTTGATTGAAATTTCTTTTCATCTGTAACTTCACCCGTTTCCATATCAATAATTGGAAGTGTATACCAAGCTCCTGCAACTTTACAAATACCATGTTCTTTCATTATGGTTAGCCAACTACCATCATCATCAATACCACTTTCAAAATAAAGTGGAAACTCACAATGTCTTAATGGTGGCCCTAATCTATTTTTAATAACTTGGGCTTGTATATTCATTCCAATCGTATTCTTTTTAGTGTCTTTTATCTGACCTTTATTTTTTAATCGAATACGAGTAGAAGCATGAAATGGTAACGCTTTTCCACCACTTGTTGTCCAAGGGTCTCCAAACATTACACCCAACTTTTGTCTTAATTGATTAGTAAACACAAGAGCGACTTTACGTCTTCCAATCATCTGAGTAATCTTTCTCATCGCTTTAGAAATGATAATAGCTTTACTTGTAGCCCAACCATCTTTCTCAAAGTCGGCTTCCATCTCAACTTTAGTAGAAGCTCCAGCTAAACTATCAACCAATATTGTAACCAATCTACCTGAATCTTCTTCTCTAACCTTGGTAACTATCTTTTCTATAGCTTCAAATATTTCTTCTACAGTTTCCAAGTGAACATATAACATATTGTCTATATCAACACCTATAACTTCAAGAAATTCTCTACTAACTGCAGTCTCAGTATCTATGTATACGGCTACTCCACCCTTCTTTTGTGTAGAACCTAATAAATGGGCTCCAACCAAGGATTTTCCACTTGATTCAAGACCATTTATTTCTGTAATTCGACCAATAGCTATACCACCATTTGGCCTATTAGAAATTGCTAAATCCAACATAGATGAACCAGTGGAAATAAAATCGGTTACATCAGTTGGTGTTTCATCAGAACCATCGAGAAAATATGCTACTTTCGGATAATCCTTTTTAAATTGTTTATTAAGGCTTGTGGATAAAACCGAAGCCAATTCGTCTCTTGCGGACATAAAATCTCCTATGTAAATATGGGTGGCTCCAGAAGTCAATGCTGGAGTTATCCAGCTAGATCGCGACCAACAGTGGCTCTAAACCTTAACCACCCAATATTATTTAATTACCGATTGAATAATTCGTCAAACGCGGATGAGGCATCATCTACTGTAGTAGTTTCCTTCAAAACTTCCTTTGTAGGTTTATCTACCGTTTCAGTAGTAGTTGTACCATTCGCTTCAGCATCTTCAGATGGATTTAACCATTCATTCAGAACTTCTGTAAGTTCGTCATAAGAACGTTCATTATAAACCGTATTTAAATCAACTTGGTTTTCTAATGCTCCTTCCATTGTTTTCTTATCATCTGAAATTGGTGTCTGATTTGGTTTAACACGAATAGCAGTAGTAGGGAAAGATTTTCCTGTTTCTTCTGCTGTCTTAAACTCAACTACGACATCACGACCATTTTCTGCATCTGTAATATCACCATAATCTGGGTCAGCAATAACCGAGAGTAATTCTTGGTAGACTGTTTTACCAAATCCCCAAAACTTAATACCATCATTTTCTGCTCCACGTACAAGTACAGGTGCAAAAGTTCTCATCTTAGCTTCAAGTTTCTTACCAAGTCTCCAGTCATCACGATTACCACTTGATTTCAATTTGTCGGCAAACTCTTCAACAGGGTCTGGTCTTCCAAAAGAAATTGGTGATAGGTAGGTTCGTCCGCCCAAATCATAATGAAAATACAACTCAATGAAAGGTGAAGTTTTATTGTACTTATTAGGTACAATTCTAACAACTTGCTTTCCTGGTTGCGGTTTCCATAAATTTGAAGTACGAGTGTTTGTGGTTTGTAACTGATTTAAACGTTTCCGTATTGCATCAATATCCATTTTATAATCTCCTAATTGTTAATGTTTTAATTGTTAATTGTTAATCAAAGTCAACCTTGATTAATAATATATATCTAAGATGTTATGTAAACGTCCAAGCTTTTTTAGTGTTATTTCTATCATAACACTTATAATTTATTACTACGAATGGTAGAGTATCTTCTGAATATCCTTCTTGGATTATTCCTCTTTTAGATACTTGAATTTCTTTATCTTTTCTTGCAAATATCCAGATTCCTTTTCCAGTTTTTGTAGTTTTATCAATAACATTGAAATCCGTTTCATATGATTTCATATCAACTATAACTTCACTATGACCTGGGTCATCGTGGAACGCTGGTGAGTGTGGTAGTGGAAATGTCCAAACAATATTTTTACTTATCCTACAAATCTCATCAACAAAGGTTTTCATATATTGTTGTGGTATATGTTCAAGTGTTTCTGAACACCAAACCCAATCCCATTGTTTATCTTTAAAATTTGTACCTTCTATAATATCTTGACAGAAATCAACTCTATCACCTGGTCTTATATCTAAATTTTTATATTTTTTTGTACGAGTTTGTAAAACGCCTTTATATGGGGCTGTACTACCACCACCGACATCGAGTATTGATTCTGTTCCTCGTGGCGGTAAATACATCAAAAAGAATCTTATAACATTTTCTACATTTTTATGTGACGATACGTCTAACATATAACCTCTATTTAAAGAAAAAAAAGGGTTCGGTGGTTTTTAAGTTTGTATATAGTGGAAACTAAAAATCGGTTGAACCCTTTTTTATAATTTTTGAAAATTTGGGGATGTGAGATTAACGATTACTCACAACTTTCAGCTTGGATTTTTTACACCTTGTACTTAACACCCATCAGTAACGATGATTCTCTTAATAGTGGTTAGCTATCATCGAGTGAGTACAACCTCTGTGTTATTACCTTATCTCTCCAAGTGTAGATTATTCGGTCATAAAGTTGGATTTCGGTTTTACCCTTACCAACAACAAGGTCTAAGAATCGTGTTCTTATATTTTCTGAAAGTACATTACAATTCGTATGTCTACGAGACATTTACAACTTACCATTTCAGCAAGTAGACGGACACCACATCCATTGTTAGATTCCCTTATGAGCTTCAAAGTATACTCATTATTCAGGCAATCCCATAGAGAGTTAATTACACTCTCCACTTTCCATTCTCAATTATCAAAAATCTTAATATCTAACGATATATAAATATATATATATTACAAATAGCCAAAACGTTCAGGCTATTTTATATATTTTGACATTTTTTTAATTGTTTCTTTTAATCTGAATCCATTCTCTTCGAACATACCAATTGACACGTCATTACAATATGATAAAACCTCATAACCTTTAAAATTTTCTTCAATATACTTCATTCTCTCATTCCAAAGAGCTTTATAAATACCACGACCTCTAAATCCTTCTCGGACATACGCATCTTGTAATTTTATTTTATTATCCAATTGAAGTGTTAAGTTTACCCAACCAATAGTTTCACTTGATGCTTCGTGTATCGCCACAAACGCTATAAAATTTTTATCATGCTCTATTCTTATTACCGTTATTTCACCACCAAATACATGCATTATAGCTTCCTTTCTTACTCTACAAATACACTTCCAGATATTCTCTGTACTTTTTTATTATTACCTTGATTATCATTTTTCGAGCTTCATCCAGTTCCCATTTTGCTCGTTTGTGGGCAGAAAGAGTGTTATCCATTATATTTTCTAAGGCTTCAAAGTGTTTATCTGATAATTTCTCCTTCACATATATAAATATTGTATATTATTTAAATAATATTGGTAATTGATAATTTACTTTTACTGGTCTTCCATTTTGTTTAGCAGGTTCAAACTCGATTGCCATAACCTTACTTATTATAGCATCATTTAGAGCTATATTGAATGTATCTATGATATATGGTTCTATAATTTTACCATTTTCATCTACTGAAAATTTTACTAAAACTTTTCCTCTAAGTTCTGTAGTATCTATTTCTGAAATGTCGTCATAACTTAAATGAAAAGGTTTTTTCATTATTGGTTTTTGGTTCTCACCATTTGGTAAGTCTTGGGCTACCAAACAGCCCATTAGTAATAAACACAAAAGGTGCCTCATATTGTTCTCCGCAATTGATTGATTAGCTCCTTTCTATTCAAAGATATATATAAACCTATTTTAAAAACTTTAAGTGTTTTTCATTTTTATTTCTAATTGTGACAATAAATTATTTATTTTTTCTAATTTAGGATGATTAGGGTCTTTCTCTAAAAGTTTATCTTTTGTATTCACCAACTTACCATATGCTTTTTGTAAATCAATTAGAGCAATCCCTTTCATAGTTCTTCTATAATATAAGTGATGTAATGCTTCATCTTCTGCTTCAGCACCACGAACACCAGCAACAGCCGTAACCTGTTCTACTTCTCCATATATAGTATCTTCTATATCTGTTATCTCAACCCAAACCGTATTATCCCACATAGCATCTAAATCAAATTCTTTATCAAAGTCCATAGCATTTACTTCTGCCATTTCAATACTATCTTGTTTGGCTTGTTTTATTTTCTTGATTCTTTCTCTTTCAGCAAATTCTATATTTAAATTTACTGTACGAATTGAATCACATTCAGATATCCAACCACCATAACCTTTCCAAGCAGGTGAACCTTTATAATCTCTGTATTCTGTATCATCACAATCTTGTCCGTAGGCTTTACCTCGTTTAAATTCAGATGTTCTTGTGATACCTTGGTCTGTAAAGACTTGTTCGTCTACTTGTGAATATATAACACTTATTAATAATGTAAGTGCTAGGTACTTCATAATATTTCTACTTCAGTACCAATACCACGTTTATCAAATTGAGTACCAACTATTATTGAATATAAACCTGGTTCTATATAATCCGACCACTCGGTTCTATATAGTTTCCACACATAAGTTTCAACTCGTTCTCTACCATCCTTATATGGACTCAATTGTAATGGCGTTTGATGTACTAATGTTCCAAGTGAATCAAACATAAACAACTTTGTTTTATTTCGTTGTATTTTATATCTAACCTTTACACATACACCACCAGTTCTATCAAAGGCTGACCAAGCAACTATTGGATGGTCATCAAAGTTTTCCATTGTTGGTGTTTTGACTTTTGGAATTGTATCTGGGTCTGGTCCAAAAATTACATATCCTACGAAGAATAGTATTCCCAATACCAAACCCAATTCTTTCAATACGTTCTTATCGTGTTCTGATATATTCATATTAATAACTATTAGTTTGCGATGTATCTTACGGGTTCTTCCGCTAATTCAAACGCGGTAGAGTCATAAGTGTAATAGTAAATCTCATCATCAGGTCTATGGTGGAAGATTGCAGGTTCACCCGCATCCACCAAACTAAACTGCCACTCATTATCTTCATCTGGTACTCCAAGTTCTAAATTAATTTTTAGATTACGTGTTCTTCCAAATGTTGTTAATGGATTGTATGGCCAAACTTCAGTTCCTGTTTCTATAAGTTTGTCACTTGCGTAGGATTCACACCCACCCCATATCATATCAACTGTAGTTTTTTCTGCTCTAACAGTTGCCTTATGTAAGACATTTGTCATCTTCGGTGCAGCTACAGCGGCTAATATTCCAAGTATAATCATAACCATTACTAATTCAACTAAGGTAAATCCTTCGTTCATTTTCTTCTTAAATGCTTTAAACATTATCTACTCCACATCAGGTCTATATAGCATTCCTGATGGTTGGTAAGGTGGGTCATCGTATCCGATTTCACCAGTTAATGGATTATAAGGCCAGATAGCAAGACTATCTTCCTTTCTTCTATGAACAATATGATTTGGATATTGTTCCGAATTATCAGCAGTATAAATCCAATCACTATCGTTCATCTCTCTCATCAAGATAGTTCCAGACTTATCAAATGCTGGTGGTACTTTATTTAATGCATCAAATGGATTTGATGGCCATGTCATTGTTCCCTCTTCCACAAATTTTTCGTGAGACCAAGTGTCTAAAGCGGCGACCATACTAATCAAGACTCCTTGTTCGGAAGCCGCTTCAGATTGTCTTACTATTGTTGCGAAACGTGGAACAGAAACCGCCGCTAATATACCAATGATTATCATTACCATAATTAGCTCAATCATCGTGAATCCATTTTTTTTACTCATTGGTCAAACTTTCTCTACCATTTAAATATCCAGTTGTATCGGTGTCTGTACCAGTATTAATACCAGCATCGTATTCCCACTTCCAACGTGAATTATCTGAACGTTGATGTGTTATATACGCAGGGTCACCATCTACAAAAGTCCACTCTTGGTCGGAGTCAGCGTTTGTTCCATCCTCTGTATAGGATTGTGGTTTCACTTTGAGAGCATCAAATGGGTTGTCAGGCCATACTCTACGACCATCTTCAATCAATGCATGTACTGCATGATTTTCCAAAGCCGCATCTATATTGGTTATGACAGCATCTTCGGCAGCTATCTCAGCGTTATCAATAGTATCCATATATCGTGGAATAGCTACGGCCGCTAGGACACCTAAGATTATCATTACCATAATCAACTCAATTAGAGTGAATCCGTTTTGATTGTTTTTTGTTATCTTCATTTAGTTTCTCTTTCTGGGTATCTTACCCCGTTGTTAAAAAAAGTCTTACGGTACTAAAGTCTTATGAAGTTTTGATGGATTTTCAGTATCCATTACTACTAAAGCTGGTGCCTGAGCATCTGTACCACTACCACTTCCTGGTATTACCAAATAAGTGTATGAACCATCCTGGAATGGTGATTTAATACCACTATTACCAAAGTTCTTTTTGAAATCAACTGCACCATCTGTATCATATACAACTGATGTTTCAAGATTCATCCATTCACCTTGTAAAGCGTCATCATCATCTGCACCTTGTGAGAATACATACACAAATTCACCTAAGTCGGATGTATAAGATTCTTTAGCATCAAGAATAGTTTCAACAT